ACATCAAACGGATCAGAGAATGATAGGTCAATATACTTTACATTATGCGTTTTTGGATCAAATGAAATTGGCATCAAAATAGAATCTTTTTGATAATTTGGAGCAAAGTTCTTTAATGCATCAACATCTTCTTTCTTTTTACCAAGTGAAGACAATGCAATCTTTACTGCGGCACCATAGATTGAATATGCAAGGATTGACCCAATTGCGCGTTTCAAACCATACTTTCTCATGCCAGGTGTTCTCATGTCCTCAATGGCATATTTGGCCGTCCAATATGAATTTCTAATACGCTCGGCATTCCATGAAATAAAGTTCTTACCAAATGGACTTGTCCTAAATTTCTTCAGCAATGGCGCAAGCCTTTCATATGTCGGCCTTGTATTGGAGACACGCTCTGCGGCCTCGATCTCGGCATCCTTCCTGCTCAATCCCTTACCATCCATCAACTGCTTAATTTCATTCTCCCATGCGGTAAGTTTGTAGAAGTTATCACCAGACCTGTATGCAAAATTTGCAAAATCAATAATAGATCCTGTTGGATTTGATATGAATTTAGGAACGCCATATCTTTCCACAAACGATGCAATGCTACCTCCGTCAGCATGGGCATCGCGCAACATTGCGTTCAATTCATCGAACTTGGCATTGTTGTAAACTCCAAGTGCCATTGCCCTGCGGAGGTATGCTCGCATAGCAGGAGTGTCTGCCTGTGGCACGCCAAAGTCAGCAAGGATTGCCCTAGTGCTTTTCCCGCTTTCAAGAAGAGTAAAGTTTCCGTTTTGAACTTCGATTGGAATGTTGAATAGGAAGTTTCTTATCTGACCCTTATACGATCCGACAGTCTTACTCCACTTATAAAAAGCATTAATTTTTGCAAAAGTTTTATAAACAAGATCACCTTTAATTGCTGAATCAAATCCCTTAATTGCTTCTGCAATACTCTTCTCCATATACACACCATTAAGCGGAGAAAGAACTTCGCTACCCTCAGATGCAAAAGCAACAGTATCCGGAGCCGGATAATCAAAGAACAATCCATTTCTAAACCCAGCTTCCCTGAGATTGACCAGCGTCCTGTGGCTTGTGAAAAGATTCACCATCTTTGTGGCTGACTTTGTATAGCGAACCAATGGGTCAGTATACTCGCCCATCAGGTATCTGATCTCTTCCGGTATTGCCTTGCGAGTTTTCAAGATGCCAAGCTTCTTGGATACTCCATATGACTCAACATTAAATGGTTTCGCCTCGCCGCTTTTTGCGCTACCTTCTTCAATAATCCGTTGCACTTCGCCCATTAGCCTATTTTGAGGGACATTGCCTGTTTTATATATTTGTTGAATATATGGCTCCGGAGCAAGCGGAGGTGGAGTACCAGGCTGTGCGTTATCTTGGTGAGACTGTAGCCTTATGGCATAATCTTCCATCTCCTCCTTTGCCTCAGTAATCATTTGGTTTTTTACATATTCAACACTTTTTGCAAATAAAGTAGGATCACGCTTCTGTAGTGTAGCCATATCAAAGTTTGGATTATCAAACTTTTCGTATGACCTATTTAAATATGATCCAATATTGCTACTAAAAATTTCCTTGCTTCTTTCAGAAAGTAGACCTTCTTCTGACATTAATTTTGTTGAAAGAGTATCAAGCTGATTTCGCAATACTTTAACCGGTGCTCTAAGTTGAGTTGGTAAAGATTCAAGTTCTGTATCTCCAGACATGTAATCTCTGATAAGCTTGTTCTGTTCCGGAGTGGCAATAGGTCTTCCATTAACCAATTTAAATGCATTCTTAACATCCCTAGCCGCAAACCGAATGCTTGCATACATTGCTTCTCGGTTTGTTTTTTGTCCTTCAATGATATCGAATAAATCCTTGCCCAAGGCTCCATTGGTTGTCATGTAGTCCTGCAACAACTTTCTTGGAACTTCAAAGGATTCAGAGGTTATAAACCCACCTTGACCAGCTGCGCCACCCATAGGGCGAGGGATGGTTGTTTTTTGTTTTGCCTTTATTGGTTTAAGCGATTCCTTTATGGAGCTTATTTCTTCTGCTGACAATTTCCTACCTGACATTGATCGACCAGATTTAACTATTTTTTCAATTTGTTTAATAACCCATGCTGATTGATTTTTTTCTTGGTCTGATTTTAAGGCATTCTTTTGAACTTTTTGCTGCAACTTTTCTTTTGGAACAGCAACCTGGCCTTTCTCAAGTTCAATAACCTTCGCGGCTTCAAGCGCAGATGTCTGTGGTCTAAACTCACCCTGGGCTGGCAACGCCAGCTTCTCACCGCTAGGCAACTGAGTCCTTGGCGTAACAATCGGCCCTTCGCGCACAATCTCGCCTTCCATGCCGCGAGTGCTTGGTGCGATTGCATCTGGATTAATACCCTGGGATTCAACCGAGAAAATGTTCTGTCTTGGTGGACGTTGGGTTAGATCGGTGAACTCGGCCTGGATATTGGTAGGAATCCCACGCCGTTGCATCTCTGCCGTGTCGGCCTGCGTTCCGCGAACATTCCCTCGAACCCCGGACTCAGGCAATGCTTCCGGAGTGACAACAGTTGCCGGTTTCATTGGACGCGCCTGTGGCTGGCGAGATAACTCAATCTCTGTGGATGGAGTTGTGGGTGCGGACGGAAGCGGTTCGTAGTATGGCTTAACCTCTACTGGTTGTTCGCCTTGCTGGAACTTTGTCCTGTCCAGGACATTCTTTCTTCCAAGATCAACAGTAGTTCTTTCTGCGCGTTGGACACCTTTTGCATTTACATTCTGCGCCTCATTGAGAATGTTTGCCCAATCCGCTGTTTCTGCTTTTGTTGCAGAACCATTCTTTACTTTATAATTAAGATTCTTGAATTCCTCAAAATTATATCCCTTAATCCGTGTGTTTGCTCCAAGCCCCTGATAAAGCGCGCCAAACAATGCATCCTCAGCAATTGTTCCTGGTGTTACTTCTCCACCAGTTACAGCCCTTGCAACTGTACCAACACCAGCACCAGCGGCAGCACCTTTACCAGCAAATTTAAGCATTTCTTCAGATGCTTTTTTAGCACCAAGTTCTGCAAATAATGTTCTTCCAGATGTATAAAGTTGCTTTGCCCCTGCTCCAGCAACTAAGGCAGATGGAGCAATCTCTCCAGCTTTTGCGTATCCAGGCGCAAACTTTCTTGCAGCAGATACATTTGGAAAGTATTCCTGTATTGCCTTTTCGGCTAGTGTGCTTGCTGCAATTGATCCTCCAACAGCCAGCGCTGGAACAGCAACAGGAGCGGCTGGACCGGTAAGTGTTCCTGCTCCAGCACCAGCTAATCCACCAAGAACTCCGGCTGCCCCCACATAAAGACCAGCAGCACCAGCTGCAACCTTTACATTGGTAGGAACATCAACTGCCTTCTTGTTTACAAAATCATCAATTTGCGCATCAAGCTCTGGAGTGTGATCCTCAAATTTTAATGCATACTGTTTTGTTTCTTCGCCCCATTGACGAGCAAGGTTAACCTGTTCCGGATAGGTTAATTTCTTGTAATCTTCCGATTGCTTAATTTCCTCCCAAGCCGGAGGTTCAATAGGCTCTGGTGCTGCCTTGGTTGGAACATATTTAGATGTAAAACCGCTATCTGGCTGTGCGTCCTGTTGACCAGGAAGGCGGGATGAAAATTCCGCCATATTAGTACCCAAGCTTATTTCTTACCCAATCAGATCCGCTTGCCTTCTTTTGTTCACCAGCCCATTGTGTTCCGATTGCATTTCTTACTGGTTCCGGTGTATCTGGAGCATTGTAAAGTTTATTAAGTTTTTCTGGAGTTGTTGTAAGTGATCCAAAATTTGGAAGCATTACTGTCACCTTCCCAGAACTATCTGCCTTCATTTGCTTCTGTCCAGCCGCTGTTACGGCATTCTCATGTGCAACTTGTGGAGATTGTCCGGCATGAAGATACATGTCATAAAAATCATTGTAATCATTCTGATACACCTGGCGGCGAACATTTGATTGCGTTTGTGGAGCCTGGTATGCAAGTGCCTCTCCGGAAATTCCACCGGCTTCGTATTTGGCTTTTGGAAGAATTGATTTATCTAAAAGATAATTTTCAAGCGCCATTTGCCTTGCCTCTTTAGCTCGTTTGCCAACAAGCCTTTGACCTTCTTCTTTGGTCATATCTAGCAAGCTTTTACCAGGAACATTGGGTGTCTTTGAAATATCGACACCCTCTTCCTTCTGGCGCATTTGTTCCAATTCTCTTGCAACTAAATCAGCTTTAGTTGCCCTTCCGCTTGGGCTATCCATTTCTTGAGCATAACGTTTTTTCGCTACATCAAGACGAAGCTCTTCCATTTTTAGTGCATTTTCTTCTGCTGCCCTGGCATTTTCTGCTCGATATGCACGAATACTATCCATCTGCCAAGGCATTGGAATAAGCGGATCTTGCGGATCTAATCCAAAAGCATTAACTGGCATAAATTACCCTATCTTTCCATCCATCCACTTGCGGATGATTGCCTTTATTCTTGGCTTATTTCGTATTGATTCTGCAATTCTTTCCCCATATTCAAGGTAGAAATTTCTTAAATTATCAGATGCTTTTGTAAACATCCATTCCCTAAATTGCAACCATTTTGGATTGTCTATTCCATAAACCTCTCTTGCAACCCAGCATGCTATTCCCATTTTTGCAATTCCAGCACCAGCATTTGCAAGATCGCTAATTCCTCCAGCAAGCGTGGCAAAGTTTTGGAATCCGTTTGGCTGTCTTGATACTGCTCCAATATAATTTCCATATGTGCTGGAAGCATAATTTGCTTGCGAGCTGTAAAGGCTGTTAAATGCATTCGTCAAATCAACAGCGGTACTTGGTTGAGTTGTCTGATAGAAGTTAGCAGCAGTAGTGGGTGCTTGATTAAACTGACCAGGATTGGCCTGGTTTGCATTGATGTAGTTCTGGAACTGGCTCTGCTGTGCTGCTGTTCTGGCTTGTCCCAAGTTATAAAGCGAAGGACCACCACCAATAAAGTTGGCAGCTGCACCAAGACGGCCCTGCTGCAAGCTATCCCTTAACGCCAAATCCCTAGCTGCTGCTGCACCAGTTGTCTCTCCGGAGCCAAGGAACTGCTGTGCTGCGCCATAACGAGCAAGCTTCCTAGCCTCTCCCGCTGCGCCGATCTGCGCGGCCTCCTGTACTGCTGGTCCAAGGCCAAAAATATTCCCACGAGCGGTTTGTGCTGCCCTTGCGGCCTGCTCGTATCCACGCCTTTCCTCGGCACCGAGTGTAGATCCAAGTCGAAGCTGATTGAGTGCTTCCTGCTCAATTGTGTTGCGAAGATTCTCAGTCTGCTGTGTGGTCGTTGCTCCAAGTGGCTGAGTTGCCATCTGGCGATATTGACGGCCAAGGCCAACAGCAGTCTTATAGGACTCCGGATCAATCTGGCGAAGCTGTTGAGTTGCCTTCTCTTCCGGCAATTGTAGGTACTCACGGAAAGAAGTAATCTGGCTCGATGCCTCTGGAGATCCGGAGGCAATAGGCTTGAAATCTTTAATCTGATTTGTTGCATCCGTAACCGCGCCTTGCACGCTGGTAAGGTCTGACTTCAATTGATTGACGTAAACCTGGCTTGATTCACGGCGAGCATCACCGGAAGGAAGTTGATCTAGCAAAGTCTGCGCGGCATTAAGACGTTCTTGGATTCCTGCAATTTGTGCGTTACCGCGATCAACAACAGAGTTAAGTCTTCCAATCTTGCTGTTATTGTAATCGTCAATGATTTGCTGATCGGATACCTGGAAGTTTAACTTGCTGGCAAGATCGCTTGATCCGTAAATATTTTGTGAAGCCATGGCCTGAGCTCCGCCCAAATTTGATTGACCTGTTGCCTGTGCCTGACCTGTCATTTCATTAAATGATGGAGATCCACCCATGTAAGCACCGCCGCCCCTTGTGAGTCCTGCAATTTGATCTGCAAGCGTATTGTACGATCCTTCTTTGCTATAAAGTTTTTCTTGGTACTGATTCTGTTTGGACAGAATTTCATTTAGTGTTTTATTGTAATCTGGATTTGGTGTGGCTTGGTTAATCGTGGTATATGCAGTGCGATTATACTTATCCTTGCCACTTTCTATTTTAATAGGTGTAGATGAAAATGGTTCCATACCCTGCAATTTCTTTTGCAGATCATCAATTTCTTTTTTTAGATCGTCAATTTCAGCCATAAATTATACTTGCAGTTTTGGATTTGAAACATTGGTTCCAATAGTTCCGTAAAAATCTTCCGGAGGCATTGACCTTGGATTCATTGCAACATTCTGTTCAACCGAACCATAGGGGGATGTTCCATAAAGACGTTCAAACTGGCGCGTCATTTGATTACCAATACCCCTATTTAAGGCATATGCCTGCGGACTCATTTCGTAGTTCCTGCGCAACCCCTCAAGTGTCCTCTGCCCACCATACTGACGCTCAAGTTGAAGTGCTGCTAGTGTAGCGTTTTTCTGGTCAAGTGCAGAAAGCTGGCCTTCTAATGCGCGCTGTTGAGGCATGTACTGGATGCGAAGCTTGTTTTCAAGCGCAGCCATTTCCGGAGCCTTTTCAATGTAAGTATCAATATTCTTTTTATATGCCTCTGCATTGGCCTGCGCCACCGCTGCCGGATCGGGCGGGGGAGGAGGTGCTGGGATTTTAGGACTTCCGCCCATATTAAGCCATAGCCTTTCTCATAAATGTCATGTAATCGTAACTCCTTGGTTTTCCGCAACGGTTAAAGGTGATCCGCTTGCGAGGACCAAAACGCTCCGCAAGGAGCAACAGCAAGCACTTTAAGGATTTAGCACCCCTTGAGGAGATCGTCAAGTCGACAAAGATATTATCACCGTCTTCGCTATGCACATAATGGTCAGGCTTTTGCCCATCCTTTATGCACCTAGCAAGGGCTATTCCGGCAATCTCATCCCCATCCCTTACAATTCCAACCATATCCTGCTTTTCAAACCATCCAAACCATTCGGAAAGATTGTGCCACATACCCTCCGGAACACCGCTTTTCTCTATGTATTCAATCGCTGTCATGTTACCGATCATATTGTTTTCTGCACTTCAATTGTATCCGGATTTGCGGCTGCCGTAATCTGGCGCACAGCAAGCTTGTTGGCTGTGCTTGAAATCTTTATATTAAGCAATCTCCATTTCTCATACTTTCGAAGGTCGCTGGCAAGCTTCTTTTTGACTGATGTTGGCAGAACAGCCGGAAGCACAAATGGAAGTGTAAGCACGGAGCTTGAAATATTTATGTTTGACTGAACATCAATATCGCCAACATCAATATCCCTCTGGATTGAAATAGTTGTATCTGTTGAGTACGAGTTATCAAAAATAACCTCAAAGTGGCTTCCATACTTCAGAGAAAAAGGATCTCCAAAGTTAAAGTCTTTAGTTCTCACATAAGACTGATAATCAGAACCAGAGTCCTTGTAATCTTCGGAAGTAGTACCAGCAGGAGATTTGTATCCAGCGTACTTCTCAATGATGCCATTTGTCTTTTTGAACATCGCCCTAGAGCCTTCTTGATTAAAGTTGGTAAGCGTAAACTGCATTACCTGTGGACTCCAAGTTCCTTCAAATGCACCTAGTGCAGTATTGTAAACCAACAGCGTATCGTTGTAATCGTTTGATCCGGTAGGTATGGCAAGGAAGTATCTATTGTCGTAGTAGATTGCAGTAGCTACACGAATGGAATCAGTATTGATGCTCTGAATCACATCCTTAACAACTTCGGAAATAGGTATGCCAACTGAACTGAAATCGTCAGCAACAGACCGGACAAGCGATCTGATTCCGTTATCGGATAAAAACAGAATATCGCTGCTTACCTGGACTGCTGTTCCTGTTGCAACGCATCCAGTATTGTTTGAAATAATTGAAACAATCCAATCCGCTCCAGATTGTGCATCGTTTGGAATATCAACCTGGAACACCCTTCGCTTCTTGAATACAATCAACCTATTCTTGTAGTACGGGACAACTGCAGTAATTGCATCTCCATCATCCCCGTTTACAACAATGCTGTTTGTCAAATCCCACACGGAAGGGTCAAGAATGTCGGAGGCATAAAGCGTGTTTCGATTAGCACCAGATCCAACCCCAAACAATCTGTTTTCAGCGTTAATCAAAATCCTTAAATTGGATGGAGGTGGGCTTACTGTGGCAGTGGCTGTTGCTCCGGAACCATCACCAATAATTGTAATAGTAGGCGCACCCAAATATCCAGACCCACCATTTACAACAGTAATTCCGGTAACAGCACCTCCGGCAACAGTAGTAATTAGTTCTGGAATAGTCCCATCCAGACTAGGACCTTGGATAATTGCAGTTGCGCTTGTATATCCGCTTCCAGCGGTAGTTACTGTAATTGCCCTTACCTTTCCTCCCTGCCTTGTTACTGCTGTTCCATCCCAATAATGCAAATCGCTGTCCGAGTCGGATATGTACATTTTATCAACAAATTGAGCAAATGATGTTTCAACATCTTCAGCAACGCTATATCCATCTCGCCATTGATATGATAATGAATCCCATGTCGTTCCTGTTGTGTTCCATTGCAAATAAGGCGGATGAATTGTCGCGCTACCATCAGATTGAATGCTGTAAAATCTTCCGCCAGTAACAGTCAATAACTGTTGGTTTGCTGATGTCTCGTAATACCGCATTCCTCCAACTGATGTCACCGCGCTAGTGGCTCCTGTCGCAAAGCTTGTGGCACCCACGCGAGTTTCAAGATTACCCTTTGGAGAAAGGGTCATGTTATACAACTCTTGGACTTGGTTCTCTGACAATAAATCGGATTGTAATCCGCTTGCCTGTCCTCCGACAAAACTGCGTATTCCGTCAAACGACAGAACATCGTCCAGGTTATCCGAATATAAAGGCATAAGCCTCCTTTAGGCCGAAAACATTTCTTCTATGGTTAGTTCGCCAAGACTTTGTGGAGTGATTTGTTTTACACCACCAACCTGGCTCAACTCATAATTTGCCATAGCCGCAAGATCACTATTTGCAGATTGAGTAATCGCCTGTGCCTTTGCATATTGACGCTCGCGTTCTAGTGCATCTGCATGGGTTAATGCAAGAACCAGGTGATGTACATGCGGAAGGCGAAGTTCGTCATCTAGCGCGGCTTGAGATGGCGGGAAGTCAACAATGATGTTTGTGCGGGTTAGACATTTTAGCTTCTCCACCACACGCAATGGAGTTGTTCCAGCAGTTTTTAGCCTTGGATAAAGATTTAATTCTGCAACTCCGCTGCTATTGCGTCCTGTAAAATGATATGTATCCGGATCTCCGGTTCGATCATCAGAAAGCAATCCCGGGTCCTGGCTAATGATTGTTGCCAAATCAATTGGATCAACTTCTGCATCATTGTAAGCAACTGAAAGAGGTGTTTCTACATTTGTCCCTAAAGTAATAAGACGGGTTGTTCCAACAGAATAGGTAGAGTTTGTAACAGTCTCACGCCAAGGCGCAAAGTCCCATACACGCCGGTAAGCCAAGCTTGCTGCCTTTTGAAGGAATGTAAGCGTATCGGAGTCAGTCTTTCCGACCTTCTCTCCAGCATATTGTGCTATTTCAGTTAGAGTCATTTATAGGCTCCAGGTTAAATCTTTCAAAAACCTCTCCATCAATCTCCTCGGTGTAGGCTCCGGTAACCCGATAACCTTCCGGTACGCTTGCAGGAGTATAGGGCTTGATTCCAACTTCAGCAAGTTGCTCCTTGCTCCAGCACCAGAAGATGCTGGCAGGGTGGTTGACATCTCCAATTCGGATGCCTTCGGGTTGACGGATAATGTTATTTTCTGATGTGATCCACATGATTACTCCTTATCTGGCTCTTGCGTATTTGAATGGTGATTCTGCAAAGGCTACAAAAACAAAGTCTCCAAGTTCTCCCAAATATGTTGCAGATGTTGATCTTATCTTAAATCCATTTGATAAAATATCCATTGATCCACGAGCAGTAATCGGTTCTGCAGTTGCTTCATTTGGCCTTAACTCTGTTGTTGAAACATTAAATGTATCTCTTGAAGAATCAAAAATCATCCAAGGCCCACTTGTTGAAGTTTTTTTAACTAAAATATATTTTGGACGGAAACCACACCAAATAAATGGCCCGTCAGTAGAGTTATTGCCAGCAAACGACCCAAACTTACTGAAGCCTTCGACTTCGGAAAAAAGGTAGGCAATGTAAGTATCATTGCTTGCATTAACTGCAACATTTGCTCCCACTGAAAATACGCTTGCTGTAGGGCTGGTTGAGTTCCAGTAATCTGTTCCTGTTGCCGTTGCTGAAGTTGAGTTTAATTGCAAGTAGGTAGTATTGGCTATTGATGTATGCCATGTGGGCCATCCTTGATCCGCTCCCGCTGTGATTCTAGCCTTTACAATAAGCATTTTTGGAGCCACGCCTAGAGCATGAGAAATTGTTCGGTTCGCTCCGTTGCCCGTGTAGCTGACAATATCCATTCCAGCTATTGGAGCTTCGTCCCAAGCCCAAGCCACATACTGCGTCCCACTGGTATTTACAAGAGTGCTTGTTCCAAGTGTGAATCCATTTGAACCAAAAGCAGTAAGACCAGTTGAACTTGTTGCCTCATCTCCTGTGGTATCGCTAGAAAGTTGTTGAGTCGCAAGCCTAGCGGTGTCGTAAATAGCGTGGCTTGTTGCTCCACCACGATTTTTAATCCAAACAAGATCAGGGCTGAATCCAAGGCTTGAGATTGAGTTGGATGCACCAGTTCCTGTGTAAGTAACTACATCCATATAACTACTTGGCTTCTTAATTGTGGGAGTTGTAAGGTTGGTTGTGCAGAGTGCCTTGTATCCAGATGGCATAGTATATGAAAACAATCTTTGACCACAGTTAAGGCTTGCAGTTGTTGCTGCAGCTGTATTGACATAAATAAAATATGGAGTAGATGTTAGACCTGTTGCTATGTTTGTAAATGTTGACCCATTTGTTGTGTAATCAAGAGTTCCGGCTACAGAGTCAAATCTAAATCCTTCGGTAGCTCCAGCCACAACGCTTCTTGTCGATGTTGCAGATGCGCTATACATTCCAACTGCTGTTGCTCCACCAGTACTTGTAATTTCCCAATACCATTTTCCAGATGACATTCCAATAGATCCAATTGCAATTGCAGATGCTCCAGCATCAAGATTACCATTTGTTAACGTTGCTGTTGTTACTTTGCTTAGTGCATTAAATGTATTGTAATTTCCCCTTGAATTGTCAACAGTTGTATTGTAACTATCAATCCCATAATTAGTCGGAGAATCCACAAGGCTATCGTTTCCAACTCCTGCTGTGACGCTAAAATTTGTAGGAGTCCAATTTTTACCATTACCACTTGAATCTTTACCAAGAGTAGTTGCGGTTGTTCCACTATTATCTGCAAATTTTAAATAAGATCCATTTGTTCCATAAGTTCCGCTATAGGCTTTAGCTTTCCAACGACCAGTAATTGCATCTGTTTCACCAAAACTTGATGGAGTCAATGCCTGTCCATCAATAAAATTAACCTCTGCCATATATCCATCAAAATATCCACCAGCAACCCCAAGAGTCATTGGGTATGCTGCTCTATTTATTCCGTATGCTGGATCTGTTGTATATGCTTCTGTTGAAAAACTTGTTATTCTTTGTCCATTTACATAAATTCTTTGCCTATTTGATGCCGTGGAATTACCTGCATCATAAACCAAAACTATATGATACCAAGATGATGTATCTCTAAATACCTGATTTGTTAAAAGTGTTACTGGATATACTATTCCAGCCAAATTATAGAAATAAAGATTATCAGTTGCCGTAAATACAAGTGCAGTTGCGGCTACTCCAGTTCCATATAAAATGTAATTTATAGCAGAACCAATATTTGTTCTTTTTATCCACCCGCTCCATGTCCATGTGGATCTATCTCCATCAACAGCTGGAGTGTATGTTAAATATGCTCCATCAGCAGAATTAAACCGCAAACTACGACTTATCTGGTAAGTATCATTATCTGAACCAGACCCTCCAAGCAGGCCGTTTGGATGGACAGGCCAGGGCATGGATATTACGAGAAGTTCTGGCTGGATACTCCGTAGAGTACAGTTCCGTTGCTTACAAAGGAAAGAACGTCAACTTGGGCAGATCCTGTGGAAAGAACTGGAACTGTCCCTCCTGGGAATTTATATGCCGTACTAAATGAAAGAGTGTTACTCCCGCCTGTACCTTGGGTAACGATCATCACATAAGTGCAACCAGCTTGTGGGTTGGTCGGCGTGTTCATTGTGGAGTTTGTTGTAACAGTCAGCGTGGCAACTTGATTCTCTGCAAGATTCCATGGAACTGTTCCGCTTGTAATTGTCAAAGCTGTAGCCGCAAAGTTATGCGCTCGGCTGTACTGCTGCGCTGTGTTAACAACAGCAACCCTTGTCCCAACTGTTGCCGATCCAGTACTGATCGTAAGATCACCTGTAAGGGTTGTTGAGAGGTTACCAATCGTTCCGGTTGTGCTGTTAAGAGTTGCAATTGTTCCAAGCGTGCTATTGATAGCACCAGAATATGTTCCAACAGTAATCGTAGCCGTGCTTGCAGTCAGCGTCTGGATCGTTCCATTGGTAATACTCGCTGCGGTTGTGTTGGTTGTTCCAAATGTTGAAAGAGTTGAGCTTATGTTTCCGGTAACATTTCCTGTAACATTTCCGGTAAGATTCCCAGTTACATTTCCATTCAACGGAGCCACAACACTTCCAGCCGTGACTGTTCCAGTAAAACTTGCGGTAGTGAAAACACCGGCTGATAAGCTGTCATCAATAAGATTATGAACAGAAACTTTTCTTGGTGCCAAAGATGCATCAACGCTATCTGGAGCAATCAAAAGAAGATCAGAGGTTCCAATGCTTGTTACTTCCTGCTGATTCTTAATAATCGCAGAGTTTACAAGCGCAGAATCAATAAGATTGTGAAGCGCTGCTGCTGTAACAGTTCCGTTTGTGGAAAACGTCTGCTGGCGATTAAGTATGTTTGACATATTAGGCTACCACCCTTATTGCAGTTGCGTAAATTGTTCCTGCTGGAACTGTTGAAAGTGTTGTGTTGTTTGAATTTACAAGGCTATATTGAGCGATATTTGCTGCCTTGGTAAACACTGTAAATGATAGCGCGCTAGAACCTGTCATTGAACCCATCGAGTTAAGGCTTCCAAATACAATGTCATTTAATCCAAGACCATTGATTGTAAATGTTCCGCTTGATGTTGAATTTGCGGCAATTGTTGCAGTTGTGAAGGCCGCAGTACCATAATTAAACGCTGTTAGCCCACCAGTAGATCCAGTAATTCTGGCTGTTCCAATTGTTGCTGTAGATGTTACGTTAAGAGTTCCAATAGTAGATGTATTTACTGATTCAGTTCCAAACGTATTTGTTCCGGTAGATGCTGTAATTGTTGAGGCATATGTAACGGCACCAAGCATGGTTGAAATCGTTGCCGTGCTGATCGTAGCCAGGTTATTTGAAAGAGTTCCAATAGTTGCAGTTCCAGTTGAAATTGTAACATGCGATCCAAAAGTTACCGCTCCAAGCTGAAGAGGAAGATTTGCTGTTGAAACAGTCAGCGTGCTTACTGTAGATATTCCAATTGTTGATGTTCCAACGCTCTGCGTTCCCACGCTCAACGTGCCAATCGTGGTTGTTCCGGTCGATGCGGTTAAGTTTGTTCCAAATGTAACAGGCCCCAAAAGAAGGCTATTGCTTGAAACAGTAAACGATCCGGTGCTTTGTACTCCGGATGTAGAAAGGGATAGGGCGGAAGACGTATTGTCACCATCAGTAATAACTTGTAAAGAACCATCAAGGCCGGTTATGCCAAAGGTCTTAATAAGCTGTCCAAAGCTACTGCTGATTGTCTGTGTTCCAAGTGTAGGCATCGTTTCTCCTAGCCGTTAAAGCGGTTTTTGAGTACATCCCAGGCCATTGAACATACTAGCCCAATAAGACCAGCAACAGCCAAAACCCTCGTCCGGAGGTGTTCCAGCGCAGATAATCTATTAGCAACATCCCCGTGGAAAGCAAGTGACCTTTCTACCATAGCGTACAATTGCATTTGCCTCTCTTCCATTCTGGCTAATCGCTCAGATTGGGTAGCAATACGATCCTTGAGATCTGAAATTTCGTCAAGACTCACGACCTTTACCCTCTAGATACTTTAACGCCACAGCAAGATGTACAACAGCGTCCACAACCTCGTCCCGATCCCGCCCGTCCTCCACAATCCGCTTGATTGACCGATTGACCGACATGAGGTGCTTTACCTTGCCAATGTACTTTGTCTCCTTGACCATGTTGTTGTTTTCCACGGCAAACTTTAACGCCTCCTTGAAACATGCATACTCCGAACGAGTCATTAAGAAACGCAAACTCAAATTGGTCAGCCAAATGGCGAGGCACTTCATTTTACTTTCCCCGCATCTTCCGCTGCGCCCATGTCGCTATATCGTGGCAGATCGGTATTAGCCTGCTGTTTGGGTGAGCAGGAGGAGAGCAATAGGGTGATGAGGAGTATGGGCATTAGGATATAACTCTCGCAAGCGTGTTCATTAGGGTTGTTACTCTGGAGTCAAGTGAAGAAAGAGTGAGGCTTTTTCCTATTGAGTAAAAAGACATTCTTGCCGCAGAAAATAATGACACATTAGTAGACGCAAAAACACCAAATATTTCATTGGTTGCTGCGCCAGAAGATGCCCCAACTACGGCATCTGAAATGCCACTGGCGGTAGTAAATCTTCTGTTAAAATTAACCGAAACATTTCTTGTGTTTCCTTGAAATCCAATCGGTGCAAGCGTAAGCGTGGAAGGAGTTGTAGCTCTGTTTTGAGTGGATATTTGTGTAGCTGTTCCGTGACGCAAAGTAAGCCTGCTACCAATACCACTTATTGTTCCAACTAAAATTCCGATTGCATTAGTTTGCGTTTGTGAAACATAACAAGAAATATGGGAATTATTTTGGGGGAAATTTGTTGTGTCGTTATTGTTATATCCAGTAGCGAGATATTTGCTTGTCCCATCTCCCAATAGACCAAGCGTTCTGCTGTAATCACCGGCTACAAAGTTATTGTTTGTTGGTGCGTTTCCAACCAGGGGAGTAATTGCGCCTGCTATCGTCCTTGCCCCAGCCATAATGCAAGATGTGACAAGTGAAGTCCAAATTCCGTCAGCTTTGCATCCTAAAACAAAATCGTTAATAGCTCCACGCACTTGTGATTCAAGCCTCTCACCATCTGCTGCCTCAACTCGCAGGATATAATCCCTTGCGTCCGGATCGAACAGTCTGTTCTTAATCCTATTTACAGGCAATGGCCCAACTGCCGAAAATAAAGGCATTACGACAACTCCGTAACAAGAGCAGTTCCAGCAGAAGCGAAGATTCCTCCGATTAGTCCTGTATAATTTGACGGAACCTCGTAATAGTCTCCTGAGTTAAGTTTTATGGTATAAACAGAAGTGCTAGTTGTAGCCGTTCCCAATGTAACGTGCAAATTCCCTGTACCCTGATTATATATTTGGCATCCAAGTCTTCCTGTGCTTGCGGTTGCAATCGTTCCGTAGCTTGTGCTTGTAAATGTAGTAGGACCAGTTCCTCCAGTTGTAGCATTTGGGAGTCTAATACCATCGGCAACGTCCGCTTGAAGTGTGGTAAGTAATGCCTCAATGTCCGTTAGGTTGGCATTGATGGACATCGTCCCGCCACTAAGGGCATCAATAATAGCATTCCATTGCCGACCCATTTTAGGACTCCTTAATCTTTTCGAGCGTAGATTGCCATCGCACCGCCGGTCAAGCGCACTTCGTCAATGTCACCATAAACTGTGACACCAGCCGTATATGTCGCTGCCGTTGTTGCACCGCTAATAACAAGTGTTGCCGTGGAAAGTGTAAGAGCAGTCACCGCATCGTAGCTTCCAGTATTAGTGGAAGCTGACGATGCAATGATTGTCCCACCATTACCAAGTGTAAGGCGAGATAAGAGTCGCATACAATTAGGTGTGTAGTGCGATCCGGTAGGAAGTGCCGTTAAGAGTCACGTTCAAGGAAGCAGGAGAGGTTGCAACAGTATTAACCGTTCCACCGCTCGAAGCTGCCGTAATTTCAAATACATTCGTTTGGCTTTGGGTATCAAAGCGGATAGCTTTCCCCTTGGCCTTGCGAGTGCTTCGTACAAATTCATTCGCCATATTTTTTTCTCCTTAAAGTTGCACGTTTGATACTATCTGGCGTGAACTTACTTTTGAATCTACTGCCAAGCTTTTGCTCCTGGCGGTAGTACCCCTTCATCAAATTTGTTTTATTAACTCCCAGCGGGTTGTCGAGGGGTTCGCCAACCCCCACTAGGGCCAATCTTTGAGGGACTGTGAATCTTTTAAGATAACGAGGGACTGAGTCCCTTTCGGCTACTGCCTTTTCCAGTTCGACAACATTCCCATTTCTGGTGTCTTCGTACTGGTAAACTGGCATATCAGCTATAGTTCTTCTTGTCCGATTCCTCTGCCATCTTCATCATCCGTTCTTCTTCAGAGGAAGGATTCTCGCCTTCAGACATATCTTCAGATGTGTCTTTAGGTGCATTTTCGCTCATGGCGTGTTCCACATTAACGTGGGCAACGCCATTCTCAATCATGTGAATCGTTCCTGAGAGTTCAACAGAATCACCTACTTCTGGAGATACATCTTCTGTCCCATCGTTCATCTCGAACTTGGAAATAGGAAGCATCACCATACCGGCTTTCGCCATTTTTTTCATAGGTTTTTCAGATGAAGGAGAAGACGGGGAGGTTTCACCCTCCCCGCCTTTTCGAGGTCCCATACCAATAACTAGCATGGTTCCCATTTAATTATTAGCTGTAGTTGGACTTCGCAACGATGACTCGGAAGAACCGAGGATCGAGTTGCTTGGCTGCGTAGAACGTCTTGAAGGACGCA